GCCCAAAAGCACATCGAACTCGACGTAGCGGTCGCGGATGCGGCGTCCGGTCATGTCCTCGGCGATGCCGACGGCCATCTCCAATTTGGCATCGATAAGTGCATGGTCGTGCATATCGTCGCCGATGCGAAGATGGGCGCGGGCAAGTTCCGCCGACACCGGGAGGTTTCTCGCTCTGATCTTGGTATAGCGCATGGCATTAAGCTCCGGAAGCGGCGTGCACGAGTTTCTTGATCGGGTACGTACCTGCGTTCAGCAGCAGGCCGTCCAGCCGTGCGAAGCCGAAGATGCCGATGGAGAGGTACTCGGCCAGCAGTTCGTTCAGGCGAATCACCCGAAAGTCCTTCACCATACGGATCTTGAATTTCGAGAAGTCCCCGAAGAGCACCGAGGCTTTACCGGCGGCGATATCCGGCATATCATCGTTGAGCGTATAGGGCTTAGCGAAAAGCGTCGGCGGCGTGCCATCTTTCGCGCCCTCCTGCCAGATATACCGATTGGTAGTATCCTTGATTTTGACCAGCGAATAGAGCGTATTGCGGTTGAACATGAAGCGGCCATTACGGGCATAGGCCGAGTCGACCGAACGGATAAGGTCGATGAGATCGTCCAGCTTGATGGCCGAAGCCGCAGGTGTAGCGTCGCTGGCTGTAACCCACTCGATGATCCCTTTCGGTTTGCCTTTGCCGTCACCGATGGTGAGGTCTTCGTTCATGCCGCGTCCGAACGATTCTGCCAACAGATCGGAGAGCAGCGACTCCAGATCGAAGCTGTTGTCCTGCAACAGTTCGAGCGACACGGGAACGATAGGCGTGCGGTAGGTATAAGCCTTGAGCGTCTCCGAACCGAACGACGGAGCCTTCTGCGTCGACTTCTGATACTCGGCAACGACCGTAGCCTTGCTCGTGGTGTCGTTCACCGTCGGCATGATCAGGTCGCCGCCCGTAGAGGTGGAGAAGACCGAGCCGGCCTCCAACATACCGCCGTAGGTCTTGAGTGCCTTTTCGATGGAGTTGGCCAATGTCGAAGGAACGAGGACGCCGCCCGCCAATCCTGTGATGCCGGCGCGTTGCTCGAAGCGATGACGGTTCTCCGCCGAGACGCCGTTTTCGCCTTTGAGAAGATACTCGACGAAAGCGCCGCGGTACTCCGCAGGATCGTCGTTGCCATCGGCCGCGTGCCGACGTTCGTAGCTCTGTTCCGCCTGACGGCGTTCCAGCTCCTCAAAGCGCTCCTCCTGCTCGACCTTGCGGTCGGCCTTGTCGTAATCGGCCAACAGCGTATCCCACCGCTGCTGCTCCTCGGCAGTCATCTCGCGGCCATCCGTCGCCTTGCGAAGCTCGTCGATGGCGGCGAACACCGTCGCACGCACCTCGCGTAATTCTTTCAGTTTGCCCATAGTATTTCAGATTTATATCTGTGGCAAACTTATACTCCGAGCGACGACCGATTATGAGACTTTGTCCCGAATGAATATATACAAAAAAGAAGGCGACTGAATAAGTCGCCTTCTATACCTTGGATGATATAAAATTTATTCTTTTAGAATTGCCGTATTGGACATATCCCGGATAATTACACCTTCGGGCACTACCTCATAGGCGAAAACCCAATCTTTCTCAAATACGGCACATCGGTATCCTAATTGGCACCATCGCTTAAAACGACAAATTGGAAAATCTACATCCTGAGCCAAAGAATATACGAACTGCCGCATTCTGTCGCTGCGCTTTCGAGCAGCATCATGTGACAATTTCAAATCATTTAACAAATAAGATTCAAGTTCGCCGATTTTATCTCGAACCTGTTTCGATACAATAATGTTACGCACGAACGGATGGGTACTTATCAATTCTCGAATTTAATTCATCGAAAAACGCATCGACAGACACAGCCCCTTCCGCAATAGCTGTCTCCCACGCACTACGGCTCCTCGATTGAGCCTCTTTATGCGTAGAGATAGTCACCCCAGATAGAGTCTTGAGGTAATTCAGAGTCTTCTGAATTTCAGGAGTAACCTCATCAATTTTAATAGTCAAATGTGTCATAATTATCGAGTGTATATTTCTCTTTTGCAAATATAACGATTTTTATGCCAAGAACAATATATCTGCAATATAAAAAACCGCCTCCTTACCATATTGCAGGCTTCGGAGGCGGGTGGAATCTTTAAGCGTGTTCCGTGAGGCTTCAGCGTTTGAGCCTCAAGACTCTCACAAGTCGATCCCGCGACAGGCATCGTGCCGTCGTATCGTTATTGTAGGGTTTCGGAGCGGTCGGCCCCACAGATGTCTCCTCGGCCGGAGCTTCATCCCGTAGCGAACGCAGGTAGTCTGCCTTGCGCTCTTCGAGGTGGCGGACGGAGGCTTCGGTATCTTTGTAGGCGGGATGGACCACCAGCGCTACGTCGTAGAGCTTCGACACTTTGACAATCGTTCTCTGGTCGTATTCGAGGCCGTTCTGTTCATCGGCGTACAACCACTCGTCCTGTCCCACGATGAAGCGGAACGAACATTTGTTCACATCCCCGCGCCGGAGCAGTTCCACCATGTCGTTGCCCCGGGTCGTGGCCGGAGCTTCGAACGTAAAGCGCAGCCCCACCTCATCGACCGCAAGGGTCAGCGTGCCGCTCGATGTTCGGGCAAGGATATCGTCTACGTTATGGTTGAAGCACATGATCGCGTCACTCGTATCGCACTCGTCGAATGCGCCGCGGCGAATCTGCTCGACGAACCAGCCGCAGATCGGCTCCGACCATGTGTCGAATTTGGCCGCATACCCCGTGACCATCCGTCCGCTCGTATCGCCTTCGCGCTGTTCGATGCGGATGTCGGAGAGCAGGCACCGCAGCTCTACCGTTCCGTTATTGCTTTTTCTTTCCTCCATCGATTGCCTGTTTTACGGGTTGCATATTCATCTGCACGAAGTATTCGTCGCCGCCTTCGTAAGAGTTCATATCTTCGAGGTTACGGATTTCATTCGCGCACAATGCACCCACGATGTTCATATTCTTGTAAAATTCGCTGCGCGTCTTGGCATCACCCCGCAACAGACCGTTCAGGGAGAAGAGGTAGTAATACTCGCCGAACTCGTCCTCGCGGAGTAGTTTGCGGTTGAACTCCTCTTCTAACCGCACGAGGTACGGCATGAGGCAGTAACGCACGAACTCCATCGCCTGATGCTCGATGTTGTTGTTCGTCGAACGCTCCAAGTCGGCGATCATATGCGGCGGCACGCCATAGATCGTGGCAATCTCGGTCTTCTGAAATTTGCGCGTGGCAATGAACTGTGCGTCTTCAGGCGGAATGGATATCCGCTCGTAGGTCATGCCGCCTTCGAGCAAGAGCGGCAAATGGGCCTTATGCAGACCGACCGACTGGGCAAGAAGGTCTTTTTTCAATCGCTCATATGCCTCCGGTTTGAGTGTCGAGGGGTATTTGAAAACACCCGACATATTGCCTCCCTGATTGAAGAACATCTCGCCGTACTGCTGTGCCGAGACCGAGAGTGCGAGGTTGTCGCGATGAACGGCAATCGGACTTTTACCCACGATGCCGTCGGTCGAAAGTCCCTTGAGGTGGATCATGTCCGAGACGGAAAGCATCTCGCCGCTGTCCAGCCGGTAAAACAGCTCTTCATTGTCGGTAAGCACAGGTGTCACCTTGGCCGGATGATAGTATTTGAGCCGCACGGGGCGGTAAAATCTATCGCGGTAGATGCGGGCATAGCCGTTTCCCCAAAGCGTACAGGAGATCATCAGAAAGTGCATCAGGTCGAAGCGTGTGGAGTAATCGTTCGGCCGCTGAAGAATATGTGCTGAAGGATGGGCGTATTGCCGTTCGCGGCCTTTCGGCATCCGACGATAGAGGTGGATAGGCAACGTACCGACAGTTTCGGAGAGAATCCGCACGCAAGCCCAGACTGCCGTCAGCGCCAACGAGCCCTCCGGTGTGATGATCGGACGGCTTGTCTTATCGGCCACCATGTCGGCGGTCAGCGCCTTGTTCACGGCCGCCTCGAACTCCGAAGAGATTACTCTTCGCTCTGTCCGTGATATATCGAAACCGAAAATCCGCATCTTGTCTGTTCTTCGAAAGCAAACATAAGATACGGATGGCAGGATGCGGTGAGACAATGTCCCTACCGGATACGACAGAGCAGAATCGTCATAAAGGGTTCGTCCTCGGTCGAGGTTTCAATGTCATGGGGACTACGGAGACACAACTCGTCGTCGTTGAGTCGGACGACCCGGTAGATGGCATTATTCCCACCCGTAATCGGACTTTTCGGCCGATACGCCGTAGGATTGAAGCGGAGAGTTTTCGTTGTAGCGTCGAATATGCAGGCCACCGTGCTAACCCGATTGCCGCGACGCTCCCGTACCACATCGGGCAATGGAAATTCGAGCTGGTATTCTCCGGGCTCGAACAGAACGACATTGCGTTTACCCCTCTCGTCGGTCGTGAAGATTCGGACGACTTCCCAATTGCCCGAACAGATGTTGTCGATCTTTGCGCCTGCCATGCTCGTTTTCGGTTAACCGAGGCAAAGTCCATGCAAAAAAAGAGGGCATGACCTCTTCCTCGATACTTCCACAGGCTTTGGCAAACCTACATCATCAATCAAGCAGAAGCCACACCCTTATGCAGGCGCGACTTTGTTTCAATCGATGATGTGTTGCTCTTACTTTATAAAATCGCCAAATTTCGTGGAAGTATTGCAACAAAATATGTCTTGTGTCCCGTAGACACTTTTTCAAAGTGCAAAGTTATAAAAAAATATGCTCATTCAATTCTTGATAGAATTCCAACTCGTTCATAAAAAACAAAACCCCACAAAATTTTGCGGAGTTTTGTTTTTTATGAAACGGATTAATCAAATAAGGTCTTCGGTTTCATTTTGAGATATTCGTTAATGCGTGTGTCTTTCAAGAAAGGAGCATGTTTAATTTTATCATATAATTTCAGTAAACGAGAGTTGGCTCTACGAATTACAGTATCATAATCTAACGGCAATATAGTTATTCGACCATCGTCCTCAGTTCTGGTCCCAACTAATGAGTCTACTTCACTACCTAACACATAGCACATAACTTTAGTGAATGGTTTTATTAACCCTTTTTGCTTTAGCTCTTTGACATATTTCCAAGCTTGATCACGTTGTTCATCACTAATAGGAATTCGGGGCTTTTTTAGCTCAACAATAGTTAGACGCTCAATGCCTATTTCCCCACCTTCATCATCAAACCTGTCATACCCGTAGAAACCAACTGTGCCATCAGGCAATACAACAAAGTCCGGTCTGTTTAAAGATCCTTTTTGAGTTTTAACGCCAAATATTTCCTGGATAACCGTTGTCATCCCTTGGTTGGAAGTATATTCAATAGTTTCATATTCGGGGCCGAAAATCCATAAGCCTCTATGAAATAGGGGCTGTAAGTCGTGAACTTCATCAGTTTCCTCATTATGAATCCGCTGCTTCAATTTCTCAAGTAATGTCATTCGATATTCGACCTCATCTAAAACGATTTTAGCAACATCAATATCCCATTTACTAAATAATTGAGTCAGATTGTCTAATTGATCACTTGTAGCTTCTGAAAGATATTGAAGGAGTGTATATTTTGATTGACTTTTCTCTAATGTAACCAATATATCTCCCAGTTTAGCAAGATCTTTATCCGATATTGAAGGACACTCTTCTTGTACGGTTTGAATAAAAGTTTCCCATTTCTCTCGGCTCACATAGCTGATTTTTTCTAATGCAGCTTTATTGGACTTTTCAATTTCAGCAAAAGTTTTTTGACGATAGCTTTTAGATAAGTCAATAATGAAAGACTTTATAGCTTCGGTAGCTTTGTCTAACACCTTATTGTATTTCTCATTATTCGGAATAAACGCTGTCCAATCAGGCATTACCGCATCAGCCAAACAATCAGCCTCAATAATAAAAACGTAACGTTTGGCATATTCGCGACGACCATCTATAAAATCAGATAGACCATTTCCCTTCCACGAACACTCTCCAACTAACCGATTATTAACATTCCAAGCCACACCATGCAATTGTGTTGTTTTATCCGTATCTTGAATATCAATAATTTTAATTTTTATGGTTCCTATTGAATCGACATCGACAGTAAGCTCTTGTATGTGATCATTTGGAACATCTTCAAAAGTGACTCTTTCATTATCAACGACAACCTCAAAATTCGGATCAACAAGAAATCTCATTCCTATTTCCCGCCTAATATCCGTATTGCTATAAAAAGGTTTTCTGGCGTGCTCAACATATATTTCAGTTCCATGTCCTGTTTTGTCACCGTCTTCAATAAGAGTAAATACGGGAAGATTAGTTTTAGTATTTATTTTTGAAGAATAAGTAATAAATGTATTATTACACCAAGTGCGGATATAAAACTGTTCCCCGAACGCAAAAGCCCCAAATCTACCAATTCCGTTGCGACCAAATGCAGGTCTGGCAGCCATTATAGCCCCCTTGTTATCTTCAGGGATCAATGCCATTGGTCCTTGCTCATTAACACGATTATATGCAATTTTGGTATATCGACTCTTAAACTGTGTTTCAGTCATACCATGACCATTATCCACTATGGAAAATTTAGCACTATCTGTTGCCGGCCACTGAATGATTACTTTTGAAGCGCCAGCATCCCATGCATTCGCAATTAACTCCATAACTGCGACTTTAGGATCCTTTATAAGATTGGGTCCAGTATATGACTCCAAAAAACGATCATCGAACAGAGTTTCGACTTGGGCCTGTTTCTTCTGCGCCATGCTTAAATATCGATATAAAAGTATTAAGATTACACAAATATACGATATTATCAGAACGAGTCCTATTTTCATTTCATGTTTTTGATTTAGATTTTAGGTGGCATCAATGTTACCATAGTATTTATCAATGATTTGCAATATCCGTACTACGTAGTTTCTTCAACTTTCGCTCCAACACCTTGCGGAACGAATCGAACTCGGCATAGCGGCGATGACCGGTGACATTGATGTGGAAATCCTCCAATCGCTCGTAGGCTTCCAGTTGCGAAGGGTATAAATCCTGCATCTCGAAATAGTAGTCGGCGAAGCCTTCGGCCGAGAGCAGTTTGCGCATGGTGGGAGACAGCGGCGCGATGGCCGCCAACTCCGCCTCGATCTCCGCGCGGCGGGCTCGTTTGTGCGGCACATCACAGAGCCGCATCCGATAGTTGTTTTTTCGTTTCATAGCTTACAGAATCAGTAATCCCCGCTCGTTGTAGGGGTTGGTTTCGTCTTTGGCCTGCGCGGTCATCCATTCTCCCAGTGCCATGATCGAGGCGACGATGCCGTCGATTTTCTGTACGGATTTGCGTTTGTCGGGTTTGATGTTCCCCGCCGGATCGGTCTGCACGACTGTCGAGGCCAGCATCCACCGCAGCACGGGATTACCGAAGTGCTCCACCTCACCCGTCAGCACCAACGCCTCGAACTGCTTTGTCGGAGCCGACATCGAACCGAATCCTTGTCCGAAAGGAGAAAACTCCATCCCCTCGTTCTGAAGGTCGATGATCGTCTGCGACGCATTCCAGCGGTCGTAGGCTGTCGATTTAAGATTATAGTCGGCAGTGATACGCAGTATGTCGGCCTTGACAAAGTCATAATCCACCACATTGCCCGGCGTAACGGTTACATGTCCCTCGACTACCCATCGGTCGTAGTTGATATTCTCCTTTTTGATCTTCTCCAGCATCTTCTCCTCCGGAATCCAAAAGTGCGGCAGAAGCTGAAACTTATCGTTCTCATGGAAGAGCAGCACGAACGCCGTGATGTCGCCTACGTTCGAGAGGTCGAGACCACCCCAGCAGTCGCAACCTTTCAGGTCGGCGGGAATAGTCGTACCGATACACTTCATCCACGCCTCGTCCAGAATCCATGTCAGCTCGGCATCGACCCACAGATTGACATTTTTGGTCATCACGTTACGGACGGCTTCCGGCCGGTTCTTGGCATCCATGACCTGCGAGGCGAGGTAATCCACTGAAAGCGATACGCCCAGGTTGGGATTGGCCTTGATCCACATCTTCGGGTTGTCCCATTCCTCTTTGTCGTCGAGCGTATAGACGATGCCGAAAAGCAAGTCGTCCCGGTTCACACCCCGCAGCACCTTGATTACGTTGTCTCGATAGGCAAAGCAAGCTCCGGCCTTGTTGAACCCCGCCGTCGTGATGATAAACATCAGCGGTTGCCGCCGTGCGCCGAAGGCCGACTTGATGACGTCGAACATTCCGCTGTCTTTATGGGCGTGGAATTCGTCGATGATGCCGCACGAGGGGTTCAGACCGTCGTGCGTACCATAATCCGAGGAGAGCGGCTTGAGCATCCCGCCCTTCGCCTCATAGGTAATCGAGTTGCGGAAGACTGAAAGATACTTTTTCAGGTCGGTGGCCTTGACGATTTCGGCGGCATCCGAGAAGCAGATTTTCGCCTGATCCTTGACCGTCGCCGCCGAGTAGACCTCCGGGCGGCTCTCGCCATCGGCAAAAAGCATATAGAGTCCGATGCCGGCAGACAATGCAGTCTTGCCGTTCTTACGGGCGATTTCGATATAGGCATAGCGGAAGCGGCGCGGACCGTCGGAGAGCATCCAGCCGAAGATGTTCCAGACGATGAACTGCTGCCACGGTTCGAGCAGGAACTTGCGGCCTGCCCACTCGCCTTTGGTGTGCTTGAGGTTTTCGATGAAGCGGATCGCACGCGCGGCAGCCTTACGGTCGAAGTACCAGCCACGGTCGAGGGCATTCTCCAGATCGGAGAAGTACCGTTCGACGGCGAGGCGCACATATTCGCAGACCGTGAGTTTACCATCGCATACGTCATAGGCGTATTGTTCGGCAGGGTGCAGTTTCATAACGACAGACAAGCAATAATTTATTTAATCTCTTCAAATTCGGCAAAATCGTCCTTGGGAGTATCGTCCGAGAACAAAGCAGCGACACGGTGACGACTCGATAGCGTCAGACCGAACTCGGCAGCCAGCGACTTGGCGTTGGTGAGCGCCGATTCGGCGACCTTGCGCTTGGGGTTGACGATGGTCGTAGTGCCGGACTTGGTCGCTACCTCTATCGTGCATCCCTCCTTTTCGACAGCTCGCATCATGTCGTGGTACAAGCCCATTTCGCGGGCGTAGGCCACGACAAGATCCACACCGACCAAATCCAACAGGCGATTATGGATCAACTCCGTCGCCACGACTTCGAACACCTTTTTCGCCGTTCCCTTCAGGCCGGATCGGGGAAGCGACACGACGGATGTGACGGTCGGCGTCTTACCACTCTCCATGCGGCAAGGTTGATCCGTCCCGCGCAAGGACTTCAATTCATCCGGTATTTTTTTGCGACCTTTTGTCATATTCATTTAGATAATTTGTATATTTGCTATACTCCAATGTTGTATCTCTGTAGTTCTTTGTTTAGTGTCTGTTTATTTTGGTGGACCATACCCAACATTATTTGAGTTCTCTGCAATGAGCATCTCTTTGTATTCCTTTGGAAAATCAATTAAAAATCAAATAAAAGATAGTATGAGAACATTAAAATTTATTCGTCAGTGGGTAGGAGTCAACGTGGGTAGGCCCAAACGGATAATCAGGCATATGCAAAAAACTCTTAGATAATTGTTGACTGCATCGGGTGCAATTCCCGACCTACCACTAAAGGCATGTGTTTTACGCATGCTTTTTCATTTCTGGTTTTCCTCAATTTTGCACGCGCGTACAGAAAAGGGGGGCTGCGATTACATTTCGTGACCTTTGAAGGAAATTCATCCCCCTACCTATCGGAGTGCAGGTCATAATCTTTGCAGCATTTTATGCCCCAAATCGTTGCATCTGTCGGCACATCCGCTCACGGGCGAAACTCTTTATGTCGTTGTCCGTTGCTTCGAATCGTGTGGCTTAATTAATTGTGTGTTAATTAAACCTATCTCTTCTTCCGTCGACTTTTCTTCGGTTTTGCAATCAATCTGGCAATCAGATTCGAGGGACTGCGTTCGAGCAGTCGTCGTTGCTGGGCCATCTCGATATAGATGCGGGTGGTCTGCGTGTCGCTATGGCCGAGCATATCCTTGATCGTCTCGACGTCCACTCCGTTTTCAACCATCAGACTGCCGCAGGTATGGCGCAGCGAGTGGGCTGTGATGTCCGGACGGTCGATGCCGATCTCCCGAAGCCGACGCTTAACGATAGCGCTGATGGTCACCTTCGCCAGCCGTTGCTGACGGCTTCCGTACGCGTGACTGATGACCAGCGGTTCATCCTTGGCGAAGTCGCGGCAAGCTATGTAATCTTCAACGAGCTCCGTGATCATCTCCGGTACGGCAACCGTATCACGTTTGTCCATTTTGCCCTTACGCTGGATATGGATGACCGTTCGGCCATTGTAGGTGTCGAAATCACGGATATCAATGCGGGCCACCTCGCAAGCGCGGAGTCCATTGGTCAGCATCAATGCAACGATCAGCTTATCCCGTTTGCCCACTACGGTCGAGGTGTCGATGGAATCCATAAGTCGTGTAGCCTCCTCTTGCGTCAAGGCAGCTTTGTAGTATTCTTTGTGTTTGATACTGCTCTTGATACCCGCACCGATATCATCGCAGTAGCGTCGTCCAGCACAATAAGCATAAAATAGCTTGACGACCGTCACATAACTGCAAACCGTCAGCACGCTTTTGCCTTTCTGCTGGAGGTGGCGTTTGTAGTCAATGATATGGCGGCGCTCGGCATTGCGGGGATCGCAACCTTCAGCCGAGAGCCAGCGGAACCACAATCCGATCTTACGGCGATAGTCAGCCTTCGTTGCCGGAAGGATGTCCGTTTCGGCAAGCCAGTCATCGACAATTTGTGTCAGTTTCAAAGTTGTTCTCATCTAAATTCCAAAGCATAAAAAAACGTGCAAGCCATATCGGTTTGCACGTTCTGTCTGTGGTGAGAACCACTATGTAGTTTTACTTTATATCCCGCATCTTTTCAGGATTTTGACGGCAATCGAAAATAAGAGAAATAACGACCTTTTCCGGCAGTGTATAATAGAGGATTTTATAGTTTCCCTCGACAAGATATCTGAATTCGACCGATAAGTCTTTCAGTAGTTCTTCCCGCTGTCCGACAAGGGGATTGTCCGAAAGAATTCGTGTGCGTTGCGTGATTTTTGTTGCGATTTTTCGTGCAACTCTTAACCCTGCCACCTCTTTGTGGTAGCCAAAGATTTTTTCCAGACTCAAAGCAGCCTGCTCCGACCATTCGACGATCATCGCCACGATGCAACGCGTTTTTCCATTTCAGATTGCGATATCGTACGGCCTGCCTCTGCATCGACAATAGATCTCTCTGCCATCGCACGATACTCTTCGATCGTCATACGGCGCAGAGGCTTCTCCTCTATGGACGTGGCCTTGATTTTCATCCGTTTGAGCATCTCCATAACGAACGAATGCTCTTGTTCGGATTTCGGGGTTATGATAATCTGATTCATAGTTTCCTCCATTTCTCTTGTTACAAAGATAACGCAAAATTTGTGCAAACCAATATGTCAAAGAACAGTTTATTCAATCTAATGGGCGCAGGCGACTCCATTTTTTCGCTTGCAAACCACAACCGCGTGCGCCCATTGTCATCGGTTTATATCATAAGCAATCAGGTATTGGTTATCTCGTGTGCGATTCGAGGCCCGACTTGCGGTTGTGGCATGGATGACAAAGGCTCTGAAGGTTGGCCATGTCGAGCTTCGCGCCGCCCCGATTGATCGGAACGATATGGTCGACGACCTGTGCGAGCGTCGTAATGCCCCGCCGCTGGCACTCCTCGCAGAGCGGGCACTGTTCCAACTTCAGGTTACGGAGTTTCCGCCATGCGGTCGATTGATAGAACTTCGTGTTCGGATACAGGCGTCCTTCCTGCACCCCGCGCTCCGGTTGCCACGGGCGCTGTACAGTTTTCTTGAGTGTTGGCATAAGTCAGAATATTACATCGGTTCGTAAAGGCTGGTCGTGGTCTTCGGTCTCGAAGCCTACGACCGCAATGATTTTCGCGTTGGGATACCTCTGGCGTAGTTCGGCAGCCACGACGCCGTAGCGGGAGAAGTCGGCGAGGTAGGCCGAGTCGCCATAACATTCCCGGCAGCGACGCATCGCCTCGATGTCGCTCTCCTCCCATTTCTCGATCTCCCCGTGGTGGGTAGAATACTTCTTCCGGCCGTCCTTGAGGTGGTGGATGACTCGTTGCAATTTCATATTGTAGCATTTAATCGGTTAGCGTAAAGAGTCGCCGCGGAACTCGACCACACGGCACAGATGTCGCAGCCGGTCGAACGTCCGCTCCCCGTAGCGGTTCAGCAGGTCGCCTTTGGTGAGGTTCGTCGAGAGAAAGAGCGGACGGCCATAGCGTTCGGCTGCGTTGATGATTCGGTTGAAACCTTCGTAGCGTTCGCCGTAGTCGTTGATCATCGGTTCGACACCCAACTCGTCGATAATCGGATACGGGCATCGGGCGAGGTAGTCGAAGCAGGAGGTCTTCGGATCCATGCCCATCGTCGAAGCTGCAAACGGATACGGTTTGTTCAACTCGTCGGCGTGCACGGCATATACAGAGACCTCTTTCATACCGAGCAGAAGCGGAATGAGGCCCGTCGCGATAATGCTTTTACCGCGTCCGCAGTCGCCGATAAGCAGCAGACCCTTACCGTGCGTATCGTGCATCCAATCAATTACCTCATCGTATTCCGGCAGATGGTGATAAGTGGCGATCGTCGCATCAAGCCGGCGAAAGAGCGTCCGAAAGAGTGCATCGCACATCTCGCGATCGCCCCAAGAGAGACGTATGGGACTACGGACGATCAATTTACGTTCGGTGACCATCCGGTCGATAAGGGTTGCGATATTCTTCTCCATAGCGTTTATCTGTTTATCGATTCGTCATTCATTACCTCCGAGCGGCCGAAATTTTCGAGCAGGCGTCGACGACGTTCCTCATCTGCGGGTTGTTTAATCTGTCCGATCCGTTGCCCGGAAACTGAAGGCGATGTGCGTTCGGTCAGCTCGAAGATGCCGGCCCAGTTATTGGCGATACTCTTGTCGATAATCTGTGCCGCCAGATCGGGGTCGCCGCGCGAGAGGTTGCGGAGCATCGTATGGAATTTCTTGATCGAGAGTTCGCTCTTATAGTTTTCGCCCCGGCTCTGCTTATAATCGAGCCATGTCTTGACCAGCTCCAGCCAGCGAGGATCGGCGATGAATGTAAGGTCGAAGGTGTCCTGATGTTGTGTTGCCGCACTCTTCTTTCCCCCATACCCCCTTTTATCTCTGTATTTATTTTTAATAGATATATAGGTTGAATCTTCGGTTTGTGTACACGGTTGTGTCCATGTGGTGGACGTTCCGCCTGCTTTTATGCGTTCATCGCCCGTTTGTGTCCGCGTGGTGGACACAAGTGCGGACATTTCCGGAGGCTCGTCGCTCTCGGCGGGAATTTGTATCCACGGTTGTGTCTTTGTCGTGGACATTTCCTCTTCCGCATCGGGCGGTTTCCCGTTTTGCGTCCATGTGGCGGACATTTCCGTAGCGACAAGACGTGCTTCGAAGCTGCGAATTCGGTAGCAGGTACTCCGTCGTCCGGAGGTCGTGTCGAAGTCGAGAAGTCCGTAATTACGCAACATATTCCGCTCTTTGTAGACGGCCGACCGAGACAACTTGCTCCGCAGGCAGAGAGCTGAAACAGGTATGGTTATCTCCGTCGGCCAATCCGAACGATAAGCCATGAACATAAGCGCATACCAAAGGGCGATGCCTGATGCGGTGAGTTCATGTGTTTCCAACCACTCGTTGAACATCCTTATCTCGGTCTGGTAATTCATCGACGGAAGTGGAAACCTTGCTGCTGCTCGAATAAAATATCCTGAAAAGTCCGTGTCTGCGGGCGTGGGATTGATGGTTCATCGGCATTCGCCTCAACGACGAAACGATCCCGAATACGGTATACTTCAGTATAGGGGAAAAAGATACGGCCGCCAATGCGGATACGTTTGATGTATCCGCTGTTGTACCACCGCTCGACCGTCCGGTACGAAATACCGAGTTCTGCGGCCATCTCTTTCTTGGTTAACAGCTTAACCGTATTATTGACCATTCCGAGGTCATCGATGCAAGTATCCAT